TCCGTGTCTGACCTGAAAAAATACATTGCGGAGCTGGAAGTGCAGACCGGCATGACACAGCGACGCAGGGGACCTGCAGGATTTTATGTATGAAAACGTCCACCATTCCCACCCTTCTGGGGCCGGACGGCATGACATCGCTGCGCGAATATGCCGGTTATCACGGCGGTGGCAGCGGATTTGGAGGGCAGTTGCGGGCGTGGAACCCACCGGGTGAAAGTGTGGATGCAGCCCTGTTGCCCAACTTTACCCGTGGCAATGCCCGCGCAGACGATCTGGTACGCAATAACGGCTATGCCGCCAACGCCATCCAGCTGCATCAGGATCATATCGTCGGATCTTTTTTCCGGCTCAGTCATCGCCCAAGCTGGCGCTATCTGGGCATCGGGGAGGAAGAAGCCCGTGCCTTTTCCCGCGAGGTTGAAGCGGCATGGAAAGAGTTTGCCGAGGATGACTGCTGCTGCATTGACGTTGAGCGAAAACGCACGTTTACCATGATGATTCGGGAAGGTGTGGCCATGCACGCCTTTAACGGTGAACTGTTCGTTCAGGCCACCTGGGATACCAGTCCCTCGCGACTGTTCCGGACACAGTTCCGGATGGTCAGCCCGAAGCGTATCAGCAACCCGAACAATACCGGCGACAGCCGGAACTGCCGTGCCGGTGTGCAGATTAATGACAGCGGCGCGGCGCTGGGATATTACGTCAGCGAGGACGGGTATCCTGGCTGGATGCCGCAGAAATGGACATGGATGCCCCGTGAGTTACCCGGCGGGCGCACCTCGTTCATTCACGTTTTTGAACCCGTGGAGGACGGGCAGACCCGCGGTGCAAATGTGTTTTACAGCGTGATGGAGCAGATGAAGATGCTCGACACGCTGCAGAACACGCAGCTGCAGAGCGCCATTGTGAAGGCGATTTATGTCTATCATCTCACCGTAGTTGTCCGCATCGTTCGCCAACTCCACTAAAACCCTTGCTGCGTCTGGAATGTCGTTTTCCATACTTTTGATGACCGTTCACCACTATTCCGGTTTTTCGCGGTTTTGTGTATTGCAATGTGTATTGCAAATTGGCGATCGGGATGGGTGTGTATTGCAAATCTCTTGAGGGCTGTTAATGGCTATTGAAAACAAACTCAGCGACAAACTGTTAAAGAGTCTTGCCGGAAAACGACAGGACAAACAAAAAACAATAGCGGATGGTCGCGGGCTGTCTGTGCGTGTAAGCATGGTCGGGGGGATAAGCTTTGTTTTTTACTATCGTCTTGGTGGCAGGAAATCCCCTCCGGTATGGCTTACACTTGGTCGCTATCCTGACATGTCTCTTGCAACTGCCAGGCGCATGCGTGATCAGTGCCGTGAATGGCTGGCTGAAAATCTGGACCCCCGCAGGCAAATAAAACTTGCTGCCGAAAAAACTATGCAACCAGTGACCGTAAGGGATGCGCTGTTTTACTGGTACGACAATCACGCCACAACAGCCAGAAAAGAGCATGAATATTTAATAAAACGATTTGAAAAGCATATATTCCCCTATATCGGCGATATGGCCATAGAACAGTGCAAATTACACACATGGCTTACCGTCTTTGACAGGATTAAAAAAAATGCGCCTGTTATGTCTGGTGCAATTTTTCTTGATATTAAACAGGCGTTGCGGTTTTGTCGCGTCAGGCAATATATCGCTTGCGATCCATTTGGAGACATTAATGTAAGTTATGTAGGCCGCTCGTCCGGTATACGGGATCGCGTTCTTAGCATCAATGAAACTGCTGATGTATGGTCGTATGCTTATGGAAATAATTTGCTTACTCTCTCATCGATACATAACCGAAGAATTATGGTGATATGCCTGGCGTTTGGTTGTCGACAGCAGGAGGCGAGGTTATCCACCTGGGAAGAATGGGATTTAAAAAACTGGGTATGGACAGTCCCAAAAGAGCACAGCAAAAACGGTGAGGCCATAGTAAGGCCCGTTCCTGACGGTATAAAACAATGGATCGTTAATCTTTACGCAGAAACAAAGAATCGCGGTTATGTTGTCGGTTGTGCTTTGCAAAGGGCGACAATAACAGGGGCTGCAAACAGAATATGCAGGCGTCTTGGTCATGATACTAATGGCTTGTGGTGCATACATGATTTCAGGCGCACATTTTCCACAATGCTTAATGATATGGGGGCGGATCCTTATATTGTCGAACTTCTTTTGGGTCATAAAGTGAAAGGGGTTGCTGGTGTTTACAATAAAAGCAGGCATATAAAGAAAAAACTTGAGGTGCTTAATATGTGGGTTAATTACCTTAATACGATAGCAGGATTTAACAACAACGTTATCGAGCTTAATAAAGAGGTGGTGTGATATGACAATTTATTCTCTTGTGGATGAAAACGATTTGCGCGCAATGAAGGACATTGATCGGTTCATTCGTGAAAAAGAATGCATAGCACTTACCACGCTGGCAAACTCAACACGCTGGAAAATGGAGCAGGCAGGTAAATTCCCGCGACGTATCAAGATCGGCGAACGTGCGGCAGGCTATCGACTTTCAGAGGTTCAGGCGTGGATCCGTGGTGAGTGGCATCCTGGATGGAAACCTGGAAAAACAAAACAGCAATAACCAGTAAATAACGCCCCTCATTACGAGGGGTTTTTTGTCTATAAGGTCAAAACGCGATGAATAAAAATATTGCCGTGACGGGCAAGGGGTACGCTCGTCCAGTGAAAAAATTCTGCGATATTCGTGATCTCGTCGTTCTGCGCTTTGATGGTGTGAACGTTCGCGTGGTGTATCTGAACGGCGATCCGTGGTTTGTTGCAAAGGATGTCTGCGCTGCGCTGGAACTGACCAATTCGCGTACGGCGTTGCAGATGCTTGATGATGATGAAAAGGGAGTAAATTTAACTTACACCCCCGGAGGAAATCAGAATATGAGCATTATCTCTGAGTCAGGTTTCTACAAACTAATAGCCCGTAGCCGCAAAGCAATGACGCCTGGCACATTTGCTCATAGTTTCAGTAATTGGGTATTCAGAAATGTGATACCGGGTATCAGAAAAACGGGGGCTTATGGTATCCCGTGGGGCGCATTACAGGATTTTTCCCGCCGCAAAGAGCAATACCGGATAAGTGCCAGCGAGAAGGGGAGGGAGCTACAGGCATGTAAGCGCAAAAAGCGTGAGCTGGAGGAAGAAGAAAAAAGGCTGATACGTGAATATCAGCCTGAGTTTTACTTTGGTGAGCGTATTCAGTAACCACACGCGGTGCTGATTATACGGTACATCGTGTTGACCGGGAAGCTATCCACCAGCAAGGCAAAATCTTCTGCTAAAAAATGACATATGGCCAGCCATCCGGAAAGCATGAAATTTTACAAAAATGGAAAATGAAGATTTTTATTGTGCTGGTGGGTAAAAACAAAAAGCGCCCCGTTGCCGGAGCGCCCTTGCGAACAATTAACCTGCTGCGAAAAAAATGGATCAGTGCAGGGGAATTATATCAACCGTGTGACGAAGCGCCACAATTGCCGGATAACAGGCAAAACAAAGGCCACCCGCTACGGTGGCCCTTCAACACTAATTGCGCGTTATCCCCAACGCATGAGCGCTGATTACTATGCCGTGATTACATCCGGTTGGCAATGTGATCAGTGTGCTGGCTTGCTGGTGGGCTATTCCTGCTCTTTAGCATCGCCATGCTGCGATGTTTTCCAGGTATGCGATCCCATTTTTGTGCGCCTGTACTCGTTAAGGAACTTCTCAAGGACAAACGCACATGGCGCGAATCTTTCCTGTTCTTGTTCGCTTACCGCGTTTTTGCGTTGTTTTTTCCTGGATGAGGATAATTTCTTTAATGATTTGTCAGTCATCGTAGATACCTGTAACCCTGTGCGCCACAGTTCGTCGCACCACGGCGCTGGTGATGGTTACTCCTGCTCTTTGGCCTTGCGACGCTGGAGTTCTTCACGCGCGACGGTGATGAGTTGCCCGATCTCCTCGGCTGCTTTGACTCCGATTTTTTCCACCTGCGCCAGTGCATCGAGCGAAGAAACCAGGAGGTTTTCTCCGCTTCCTTCTGCCTGGCGGCGGGCGATTTCACCGCGCATGGCGGTTACGATGAATCCGGCGTTGCTTTCACCGTCCAGTTTTACGGATTCCATGCCTTCAATAACATCATGCGGGATCCGAGCTGTCAGTGATTGTGATTTTGCGTTTTTTGAACCTGTAGCCATCTGTAATCCTCTCAATGAAAGTGTAAGACAATATACACATAAAAAGTCTTACATAAAAGCATTGACATGTAAGCCACCTATAAATAAAGTTACTTACACCTTGTTAATGCAAGGTGCAGAAACGACGAAACCCCGCACTGTAGGAGCAGTAACGGGGCTTCTAACCACCAACGATAGCAGAAGTATCGAGGTAGCTATGTTAAATCATACCACACACCCGCAAGGGCGGGACTCGTACAACCTGAATAAATACATCTGGCGTTTTATCGCCCTGAGCACGGCACAGCCGCGCGTGATTACCATCGAGGCCACCAGCGAACAGGAAGCACGCCAGCAATCTCCTGATGGCTGTGTGATGGTATTCGCCGCCCGTATTCGTCAGGGGGTGCGCCATGTGCAATAAAAACACGCCGGACGCAGCAGGCGAAGCCATCAGAACGCTGATGGACGCGCTGATTGATATTTCATGCACGGCAGCAACCGCAGAAAAACACATTACCAGAGAGCCGGAATATACAGGGGCGATAATCCCGCATTCGCTGGCATATGTGCAGCTTACCGCTGATATGGCGCTGAATGAGGCTAAAGCCATCCTGATTGTTGATTGTGAAAATGGTGGGGGCGATTATGCGAAATAAACGTGATATTGAAGACCTGGCATTTGAAGCCCTGCACTCCGCGAAAAAAATCAGGGAAGTCGTCAATATGTGGATGAACAGCCTTAGCACCGATAAATCCGATAGCAGAGAGGAAATTCTTATTTCTTTGTTGTTAGACCTGGCAAATACACAGGTTTCTCTGACATCTGATATTGAGCTCGCCGCTAAAAAGCTGCCTCTGGAGTAAAAAAACATGAAAAAGAAAAATTCTGGCTTTACTGCCAGCGGCCCCGCTCGGCCTGAAATCCGCCCCGACGATATTTTCAAAGATAAATACGGCGGACGAATAACGATAAAAACCGTTGACGATTTTCGCGTGACTTATATCCGCGAAGGTTATGCGCATCCCTGCGTGTCGTCACATATGCGTTTTGAGAGTGAATTCACCCTGGTAAGCAAAGCACCACCAGCGAACTTAAGCGACATCGACAGAATCATGCGCGTTACAGGTATGGAACGCATTAAGGCAGTACGTGAAATTATTCGTGAACGGGGAAAGGCAAAATGAAACTGGCACCGAACTTAAAAAAACAGCCGCACGACAAAATGACCGAAGTCATTATTTTTGCGGGTAGTGATGCCTGGGCGCACGCGAAACAATGGCAGGAGCAGGACGGGCGACTTGCTGGTGACAATGTTCCGCCTGTATGGCTGGGAGACAGCCAGCTTGACGAACTGGCAGACCTGAAAATTATCGACGATGGTCGCTATTGTGTCCGGCTGTACAAGGCAGGCCACATCAAGCCGTCAAATATTAATGCCATCGGGCAAAAGCTGGCGGCGGCAGGTGTACGGGATGCGAATTATTACCCTGAGGGAATGCACAGCCAGAAGCGGGAGGAGTGGCGCGAATATCTGGAGCGTGAGCGCCAGAATCTTTCTGATGGTCTGGTTATTCAGCTTCCTGTTAAGAAAAAAACAGAAGACAGCGCCGCACCACTGGCGCTTAACCAGATGGGAGCAAGCCAGCGCGGCGAAGTTCTCCTGGCCCATTATGGCGGTGAACTGGCAATCAATGCGGACTCTGACACAGTTCACCACTACAACGGCGTTGTATGGGAGCCGGTACAGGATAAAGAGTTACAGCGGGCTATGGCGCAGATTTTTATTGATGCGGAGATCAGTTATTCGCAGAACGCCATCAAATCGGCGGTCGATACCATGAAGTTAAGTTTGCCCGTAATGGGAAATACCGCCCGTAACCTGATTGGATTCAGTAACGGTGTTTTTGATACCCGGACAGGCGATTTTCGGGAGCATGACAAAAACGACTGGCTGTTAATTGCCAGTGAATTACCGTTCAGCCCACCAGCAGAGGGGGAAACGCTGGCAACGCATGCGCCGAATTTCTGGAAATGGTTGCGCCGTTCGGTGGCAGAGAATGACCGTAAAGCGGATCGCGTACTGGCGGCGTTATTCATGGTGCTGGCGAACCGATACGACTGGCAGTTATTTCTTGAGGTAACGGGGCCGGGTGGAAGCGGTAAAAGCGTAATGGCGGAGATTTGCACCATGCTGGCGGGTAAGGCCAACACGGTGTCGGCAAGCATGAAGGCGCTGGAAGATGCCAGGGAACGCGCGTTAGTGGTTGGCTTTTCGCTGATTATCATGCCGGATATGACCCGCTACGCTGGTGATGGTGCAGGAATTAAGGCCATTACAGGCGGTGACAAGGTGGCAATTGACCCGAAACATAAAGCTCCCTACTCAACACGCATTCAGGCGGTCGTGCTGGCGGTGAACAATAACGCCATGTCATTCAGTGACCGCAGCGGGGGGATCTCACGTCGTCGGGTGATATTCAATTTTTCGGAGGTTGTACCGGAAAACGAACGCGACCCCATGCTGGCAGAAAAAATAGAAGGAGAGCTGGCGGTTGTGATTCGCCACCTGCTTACTCGTTTTTCTGACCAGGACGAAGCTAAACGCCTGCTGTATGAGCAGCAGAAATCAGAAGAAGCTCTGGTGATAAAACGCGAGGGCGATTCGCTGGTGGACTTCTGCGGCTATCTCATGTCGTCGGTAATGTGTGATGGTCTGTTAGTGGGTAATGCCGAAATTATTCCGTTCAGTCCGCGCAGGTATCTTTATCACGCCTATCTGGCATATATGAGGGCACACGGATTCGGTAAACCTGTAACACTGACGCGCTTCGGTAAAGATATGCCGGGGGCAATGGCGGAATATGGCAGGGAGTATATGAAACGGAAAACGAAGCACGGTTTGCGTTCAAATGTGACCCTGACAGAGGATTCAGAAGACTGGATGCCATCATGTACATCGGTCACAAATGACGATGGAAAAAATTAAACTTATGGAATAACTGTTCACCACTGTTCACCCTGTCATAAATGTCTTTTATATCAGTACATTATAGGGTGAACAGTTATTTGTGAACTGTTCACCAAACTATTCACTGTTCACCTTTTTGATTATTTATTGAGCTTTAAGGGTGAACAGTGGTGAACAGTTGGTGAATAGTTTTTGTGAAACTGTTCACCCCTTAACATCATGAATAAAAAGGGAAAATCGCAAAAGGTGAACAGGTGAAGGGTTAAAATGCAAAAATTTTATTTTATTGCTGTGAGGTAAAGCCTGTGACAACGAAGCACGCAAAAAAACCACAATCTCACGCCCTTGATTTGACAGAACACTGGCTGAGGGTGGCGATAAAAATCATCGACCGCAACGCGGGAGAGGGATACGCGAAAGCACATCCCGAACTGATAAGCGCATTCATGGCCACGACGGCGGCAAACTTTGCCACGCTGACAGAACGGGAGATTGCCGAAGCGGAACAGGTGACAACCATCAACGTTAAAACCGGAGAGCAGACAGCATGACAGCACAGATAGCGGCTTACGGGCGGCTGGTGGCTGACCCGCAGTTAAAGACCACCAGCAAAGGGACACAAATGGCGATGGCGAGTATGGCGGTTCCCCTGCCGTGCAGCCAGGCAGATGACGGAACGGCGACGATGTGGTTATCCGTCCTGGCGTTTGGCAGACAGGCTGACGCACTGGCCAGACACCACAAAGGCGAACTGGTGAGCGTGGCGGGTAACATGCAGGTAAGCCAGTGGACAGGCCAGAACGGCGAAACGCGGCGGGGCTGGCAGGTTATCGCAGACAGCGTAATCAGTGCGCGAACGGCGCGACCGGGCGGCAAAAAAGGCCAGCAGGGGCAGGCCACTGACGCACTGAACAGGGCAAAACAACAGTCGGGGAATGATGATCCGTACGGCGATAATATACCGTTTTAAATTCTGCAAACAAAAAGATGCCGGAAAAAAATAGATTTTCCGGCATGCTACATAAATCCCGACCAAAGGAAGTAAATACATTAACACGAATTATCAGCACTGAAGTTGTTACGGCATATTTTATACAACATTGCACTTGGTTGCATGTATTCGCATAGCAGACATCGGTAATAGAATATATTCACAATTATTTGTAATGAATGTAAAGAGGATGAGTATGGTTGATTTATATTCGCCTACACAGCTTGTGCAGGTGGCTAATGCTGAAGATGTGCAAAAAAAATTAAATGCGTTGTTTACCAGTTTGTTTTTCACTCGCTCGGTAATGTTTGAATCGAGAGACATTATTCTTGATACGATCGACGATCCAAATATCCCGATCGCGGCGTTTTGCTCTCCTATGGTGGGCAGTAAAGTTTCACGAGATGAGGGATACGAATCAAAAACAATTCGTCCAGGTTATATGAAGCCGAAAAGCAGCATTGATCCAAATAAGTTAGCTGTGCGCCCTGCTGGTGTGTCACCTGAGCAATACAATGCTTTTGGGGCGCGTAATATTAAAGTTAAACAGGCGATTGTAAATCAGGCTAAAGCTATTCGTGCACGTATTGAATGGCTTGCTGTTCAGGCAATCACAACGGGGAAAAATATCATTGAGGGCGATGGTATTGAACGTTATGAGCTGGACTGGAATATAAAACCACAAAATATCATCACTCAGTCTGGCGGTACTGAGTGGTCAGGTAAGGATAAAGAAACTTTTGATCCAAATGATGATATTGAGAGCTACGCAGAATTTAGTGAGGGCGTCACTAATATCATCATTATGGGTGGTAATGTATGGAAGAAATACCGTTCATTCAGAGCGATAAAAGAGGCTTTGGATACCCGTCGTGGTTCTAATTCCGAACTGGAAACGGCCCTTAAAGACCTTGGTGATTCGGTGAGTTTTAAAGGGTATATGGGCGATGTTGCGATTGTTGTTTACAGCGGGCGTTATACCGACGAGGACGGAACAGAAAAACATTTCCTTGATCCTGATTTGATGGTGCTTGGCAATACGGCTCTTCAGGGGATTGTCGCCTATGGCGGTATTCAGGATCCGGAGCTAATCCGAATGGGGCTGACTAAAGCCGAACTTGCACCGAAAAACTATATTGTGCCTGGTGATCCGGCTATTGAATATGTGCAGACACATTCAGCACCACAGCCAATACCGGCCCGCATCAATCGTTTTGTTACCGTTCGCATTGGCTAAGGGGGAGCAATGGCTACTCATTACACTGAACTCATGGCTGGCACTGAAGCACTGGTGACTACGCTGGGGATATTTTCAGCTAATAAAGGGGTAATTCCTGCATTTACGCCACTGATGCAGGAAGATGCAACAGGTGCACTGGTGGTATGGGATGGTTCGAGCGTAGGTAAAGCGGTTTATGTTTCCGCTGTACAAATCGACACAGCGAAAAAAACACAGGCACAGGTTTATAAGACAGGTGTTTTAAATGTTGATGCTCTGAACTGGCCTGAGTCTGTAAAAGAACTGTCGGCAAAGGTTGCCGCGTTTGTTGGCTCAGGTATTTCTGTTCAGCCGCTGGCTCGTGTGTAAAGGGGGATACAATGCAGAATCATTACAATGACCTTAAGCCAATTGCCGAAATGATGTATCCGGATCCAGCAGTAGAGGAATTAAAGGCTATTGCTGACAAAATGCGTTTAAGTGAACGCCTTGTTGATATGAATCAGGTGATGGAACTTACTACCCTTAGCCGTCGCACATTGCTAAACCTTGAGGCTCGCGGAGAGTTCCCCGAACGCGTACAGGTTACGGAAGGGCGTAAGGCCTGGTATTTAAGTGAAGTGATCGACTGGATAAACAATATTCCTCGAGCTTCTGAATATTGCCGCGTACCTGTCCCAAAAAAGCCAGATGCGGCGCTATGCCTCAAGATTGAGCGTGTACGTCGCAATGCGCGGGATGGTCGCTATAAGTTGATTGGTTGATGAAATTAGGGCCCGTTCTGGCTGGCGGGTCCTTTCCGGCGATCCGGTAGGCTACGGGGCGGCGACCTCGCGGGTTTTCGCTATTTATGAGCATTTTAAGGGGACTGGTGGTGGTTTTGTTGTTCGCTGTATCTGCATGAATAATAAGAGAAAAGTACAATCAATACACCAACCTGAAACAGTAATTAAGTTGTGGTATCAATGAAATTGCACCTGATGAACAAAAAAAACATGGCAAAAAGTTGCCGTGTAAGCGCCACTGCGTTCGATAAGTGGGGAGTGATTCCCGTCGAGCGTAAGGGCCGCGAGGCGTTTTATGATGTCGCCAGTGTAATAGATAATCGGGTTAACAATGCAATCAGCCAGATTACAAACGAAACGGGCGAGATTGATGATGATGAACTCCTACGAGTCAGGATCAGATTACTGACAGCACAGGCAGAGGCGCAGGAGCTTAAAAACGAGCGTGAACGCGGCGACGTTATTGATACAGCGTTTTGTATATACGTGCTTTCAAAATTGGCGAGTCAGATTTCTTCAATCATGGATAGCCTGCCACTTGTCATGATAAGGAAGTTTCCCGATATGAAGCCGTCTATGCTGGATGGCCTGAAAAAAGAAGTTATCAGAGCCTGTAACGCATGCGCAAAACTTGATGAAAATATCCCGCTGATGATGTCCGATTATCTGATGGAAACAACCGGAAACGTACCGGAGAAATTACGGCAACAGAAAGGTGAGTGACAGCCGCGCAATTATTGAACAAAACTGAGAAAGGATCTGATAACGTCATTTTTGGCCCAAAATGACCACTGTCAGATCCTTTCTTTTTTTGATGATTTTACCATTAAACAATGAGTTACAGAGAAGAAGAACGGATCTGGCTTTTCCCGAAAAATTTTCATAAACAGTTAAGAATTGCGCGTATGGCTACCCCCGGTGTTTCATTTTCCAGGAAGGACCCGCCACAATTACGGCATTGTTTTCCATCACCACGGAGGCCATGATAATGACCGAAGCCGAAATGCTCAAAATGATTCGCTGCATTACCGGAGCCAGCCAGGCAGCAGGCAAACAGAAGGCCACGCAGCCGGATAGCGTGATAGCCGAAAATTACGCGCGTGTGGTGGCTGAGGTGATGCGCCGTGACGGTATTGAGCTTAACGGCGTGGATATGCGCGACATACGGAGCAGAGTTCTGGAGATGTTGTCATACCGTCGCCGCGTGCAGATGTACCAGGAGAAAGAAAAAATTACGTACCAGTGGAAGAAGCCGGAGCGGTTACGACGTTAACTTATGGTGACATACTGTGACGGAGAGTGACAACCAGTGACACACAGTGACAAAAAAGACGGTATTTAAATAGGGTGGGTGTTTAATACCCCGGGGGGATCGGAATCCCTACACCCCATTGCTTATGGGACCGCCAGCCTCGTCAAATTTTTAAACCCGCGAAATTAAAAAAATGCGCCACGCTGGTGGGCATGATGCCGATATGGGGATTCCCATAACGGTTTATCCGTGATCATCCACCAGCTTTATGACGGATAGTTGTTGGATGCTTGCCGCTCATCTGAGAAATAATCGTGTATTGCAATGTGTATTGCGACTCCTTTAAACGATAGGTTTGAGTATTCGTAATGTACTGTTTTTAAATTTTATTTTTTCCTGTCTTTTCATAAAGGCGATGTATGCCGCCACCATTGAGAGTGAGCTGGATACGCAGTCAGCGATGGATTTTATTCTGGGCGCGAACAGTCAGGAGCAGCGGGAAAGGCTGACCGGCTGGATTGGTGAAATTGCCGCGTATTACGCCGCAGCGCCGGTCCGGCTGGGAGGCGCAAAAGTACCGCACCTGATGCCGGGTGACTCACTGAACCTGCAGACGGCTCAGGATACGGATAACGGCTACTCCGTGTTTGAGCAGTCACTGCTGCGGTATATCGCTGCCGGGCTGGGTGTCTCGTATGAGCAGCTTTCCCGGAATTACGCCCA